GGAAGTTCCATGTAAGTATCTACAAATGGTTTGTCTATCCCTGTTCTGTTTTTAAAAGACTTGCTATTGGGATTATCCCCACTTTCTTTTATCTTTCTTACTTGCTCTCTAGTGATGCAAACTTTTGCACCTACTTTTGTCATTGCGTGTTTCTTTATCGCCATCCTTTTGTAAATTTAAACCATTGTTCACGAGGGTCTTGTGGTATATAATCCTCTTTTAATTTTAGTATCAACTCGTATGCTTGATTATAGTTAAGATGCAAAAGACCTTTCATTATATCATCTTTAACTTCCTCATCATAAGGTACTCTAGGAAGAAGGCTCTCAATAATAGCTATCTGACTATTACTGATAGGTTCTTCCTCGAATAAATCATCTACCCAATCAAGAACCATTAGTCTGCCATTTCATCTTGACCATAAACTCCTTGCTCGTAGAAGCCTGTCAACATTAATACTGCTCTTGACTTTGCTCGTTTCTCTGCCATAGCAACAGGAAACTTACCTGCCATACCCATAGTATTCTCTTTACTGCTTTCGCCAAAAGATTCTACCCTTGTATGACCTATGTCTTTTCCTTTTACCATTTCAGCAACGCATCTCAATACTACCCATTCTTTTTCCATAACGATTGGCTCATACTGTAAAGTGATGTTTCTATTGCTGATAATCTTATCAATACCTGTTCTTGTGATGATTACAAAACCTCTCTTGTCCTTGTACACATCTTCTTGCACTAGACCATTCTGTTTGAATAATCTACCTAACGCTTCTTTTCTAGTTTCTTTTTTTAGTTCTGTCATAATTATTTAATTTAAAGTGATTGTAAATAAGTTCTTATTTCTTTTAGTGTAGATAGGTCGCACTTTCTAGCTTCTACTCTGCCATTAGTCCACTCTGCCATTACCTTGCTGTTCTCTGCTCTGTATTCTATTTCTTTGTTCTCATCTTTAGATAATAACATTTCCAATAGCTCAATCTTACTGTCAAGCAAGAACATTGCATCTCCTTTTTTAATCATTTCTACTTTTAAATCTGTCATTTTGTTAAGTGTTTTATGTTAATAACTGAGGCAAATATACAACAATTATTATAACTACCAAACAAAAAGTAAAAAAAATGTAAAAAAGTTTGCTTTACTAGATACGAGAAATTTTACTACCCAAATCCATAGGTATAAATAGTGCAGTCTTGCCACCATCAAGAACTACACCACAGCCAAGAGTTGGCTTTTTAGGAAAGTTTTTACCATAAGAAAATGCCATAGCATCTACATCAATGCCACAGCCAACATTCATTCCAAATATTAAATCACTACGAGAAGCCATATAGTTTACACCACCAAAGGAATGGCAATGACCTATAACAGTTGATTGTCTATTTGCAGTTGCTCTATTGACTGCTGCTCTAGCACCACTACTTCCTGTTCCATGCTCATATAGAACACCATCAATCTCCCATTGCAGTTCCCATTTCCAACCTTTCGGTGCGTTCCATATTTCTTCATAAGACTTTAAGAACCTTTTAGGAATACCTGCTGTTGTTGCTTGTCTAAATGGTAGTGCAGAATGATTACCAACACAGACCTTAACATCAGGAAATGTATCATACCATTTCTCCATAGCTTTTTGTGCCTGTTCTGCTTCGCTTTCTGCATTAGGCATCTCTATTACTTTCTCATGATACGATAGAGCTGCGTTGTCAACTTCATCTCCAATATGTACAATTTGTGAAACACCAAACCTATCAAATACTTCATAGCAAAAATTCCTGTAATCAGGGTGGCAGAATGGCTCATGCGTATCTCCAATGATACCCACAGCGTTACCACTTCTATATTGCTGTATTATTTCATATTCTTTTTTAGATAGTCTAGGTCTAAATTGTTTCATAATGAAAATTTTTCGCAATATATAAAAAAAAATGGGAGTATGCAAATACCCCCAAATTTAACTAAACACTAGACAGAATATCCTAGAACGGATATAAAGATTTATAAAACTACTAAAAAGAAAACTACAAAACAAATCATTTCTTAACTTTTTCGTATGACCTACCTCCAAAGTATGCACCGAAGGCAGTTAGTGCTAGAAGTTGCCAAAGGTCAATCCAAGAATCTTTAATTTCTAAATTCACAAAACCAAAATCAACCAAAGTAAAAACTGTAAGCACAACGAGTAGAAAAATAAGCGAAAGAGGTCTAACCGACTTTGTGAGCCAATTTCCTTGCATATCAGCTTCCCAACGCTTTGTAACTTCTTTTTGAATGTTGTAATCATAGTCTAATATAGTTTTTTTTATTTCAGCTTTTATAAGCTCTTTTTCCTCTGATGATGTGTGCATCTTGTCAATAGCATTTCCAACACTATCAACTAAATCTTTTGCACCACTACTAAAAATTTTACCCAAAATACTCATATCCTTATCCTTATCTTTAACTTTATATTTATCTTTATTATATAGGGTATAAACTACCCTTTGTGAACCCTTTGTGAAGGGTTAATTAAAAAAATCGTTTATATGCTTATATTCTATAAAAACTTGTTCTCCTTTTTGTAGTTCTTCTAATATATGCTTGTAAATTCTTTTATAGGCTTGTGTAGATTTTCCTATAAATCCATCGGTTATCAATCCGTTGTTTTCTTGGCTGTCGCCAACAAGTAAGCAACCTGAAGTATGCTTATCAGTATTCCCACAATGTATAAGAATATACTCAAAGTTAGGAACATTAGTGATATGCAACATACCATCATGTATATCAGGAAATCTCTCGCTATATCTATTATGAAATCCACCCTCTTTTCTTAATTTAATTTCATACCTGCCATAAGGTATCATTGTTTCTCCTTTGACCTTTTTATCTCTGTATTCATCTTCAAGAGTGTAACAAAGAAAATCATAGCCTATCCAACTTTTCTCTAGTAGCATACCATTTGTGCTATCCGAAGATAAATTGTATCTTAATACAACTAATTCCATTATTTATGATGTTTACAATTTTTATAAGTAGCTAACTCTTTTTCTAACTCTACAATCCTATCATCACAATCATTGAGAAGTTTTATCTTTTTATCTAATCGCTTTTCAACTATAACAATATGTTCTTCTAAATGTGATATTTGACTATAAGCAGTTCCCATAGTAAATATGATACCTACAATCCAAATTATATTACCTACGGATAATGTTAAGTCCTTTTGTATCATTAGCTACCACAATTTTCACAATCTTCAGGATTTTCTATGTTGCAGGTAGGTTGCTCATCAGTTTCAAGGTCATTTATCCAACTTGAAAAATCATTAAGAACAGTATCAATACCTGTTGAAATTACCTCTGCTTCTATAATCTCAGCAGTTTCAACAGTTTCAGCAACATTTTCAGCCACAAGGCAATCACAAGATGCCAATGCTTTTTCACAATTACAGTTCATTTATCTTAAATTTTTAAGTCTTTCGTTTTCTTTTTCTAAGAACTCAACTTTAACTGATAATTCACTTACTTGTTTTGTAAGTTCTAACACAGTATCTCTAAGCTCATCTTTTTCATCTGATGATTTGGCTAGTAAACTTTCTAAGTTTCTAACTCTATCCTTTAAATCATCTCTGTACTGCATACCATCATCATTTCTTAAATCATCTTTACGAGCCTCTGTTTTGGCTTTTATTCTTTCACTTAAAAAGTTCCATAATGCAGTAGAACCTGCTACTGCTGCTAATGTAATTAATATCTGTTGTATTGCTTCCATTATCGAAGTATTTTTTGTTTAAATACTCTTATCATATTCCAAACAGAAAGTATTAAAATTATAAACCAAGCAGACTTGCTACCCCCTAGTAACCCCTGTGTAAATAAACTCAAACAAGTTGATACGCATACTACACAAGATATTTGAACAGCAACCAATCTTTTATTCAAGCATCCACACCAAGCAGAAGCATACAACTGAAAGATTCCTGAACAAACACCAAAGATTCCTAACACCCAATTCTGTATTAAAAAGTCTTTGTATATCATTATAGGAAGGACAAAAGTAATGGCAAGAGCAATCATTATTTCATTAGGTTCGCTGTCGCTATACCAAAAAATATCTTTTACTCTTTGCAACCCCTTTTTCATTACTCTGTGTAAACTATTTCTAAAGTTCCGTTAAATCTACAAGTAGTAGAATCTGTATTACCTGCTGATATTGTAACAATTATTACATCACCTGCTGCAAATGTTGCAGAAGAACCTAAAGAACCTGCTGCAAATACATCAACATTAGTATTACCACCACCTACTTCAGTAGCAGTTGAACCTAGTTGAGTTAAATTAATAGCAGCAGCACTAGCATCAGCAGGAGTGCCTTTATATACTTTTAAGTTTATTGTCTTTCCACTTGTAGCAGCAAGAACACCATTAAAAGCATTTACAAAACCTGCTCTAGTGCAATATAGCTGTGCTTGTGCAACAGCATCCTGTGCATCAGCAGTAGGGTCAGTAGTAACAGTAGTAAATTGGTGAGTTGTACCACCTGCATAAACAGGTGCAAATTCACTTGTAGAAGTAACACCTGAAAGAAAACCTGCAACTCTAATATGCTGCATTGTTCTTAACCTATCATCTTGCCAAGATATATTTCCTGAACCATTTTTAGTAAGAACAGTATTGTTACTTGCTGTACTAAAATCTTTAGGATTATGAAGTTGGTCGTTAGGTAAACTGTTATGTTCGTTACTTGCCATATTATATACTTGCTACAAAAATTTCTATATCAACATCATTAGAAGCAGGATTCACTTGAATACTTGCTATATCAGCCATTGTTCCAAAGCTAGGACTTGTGTCTGCTTCTGCCAACATTAAGTCATCAGGAGAGCCTAATATATGAGATTCACCTGCTGCCAAAACAACTTGATATAGTGTTGCTGCACCTACGACAGCTAACTCAAGAGGATTTGCATCATCCATATTAGTAATTCTAATGTACTTTGTATCTTCTAAATCAATAGCATTTGCTGAAGCAAAAACATTACCATTGAATGTTGCAATAGTTGTCGTTTGACTAGCTATGCAAGTAACCACTCTTTTGAATATGCTTGTTATATTAGCAATGCTTAATGACTTTGTGCTACTATAATTAGTTCCACCTAATGTAATAGTTTCTGATATATCTACTGTAAGCGTTTGTGCTGTTACTGTACTTGCCATTATTTCTTAATTAATTTTATTTCTGTTATTAAATCTTCTTTCATTATATTTAGTAGCTTTACAAGTTTTTCTTCATCAACTTTGTTGTAGCCACCACCACCATGTTCTTTACCACACATCCAAGAGCCATCAGGCATTTGATGTTCCCATCCATCAGGACAGTTAGGGTTTTTTCTTGCGTTCTCTGTTTCTTTCATCTTTTCCTTTACAGGGTGTCCTTTTGGTAGTAAATCTGTGTCGTGAGTACCACCTTGAAAGCGACCCTTTCTCATAACAAAAAGAAAAGAATTTACTCTTGCGTATGCCCATTGTTCCTCAGATTTTACGTTGGGTCTAACCGATTCTTTATTTGTGCGATAAGCACCGATGCCTCTGTCAAATACTTTCTCTAACTTCTTGTAAGTAACTCTTGGATTCCAATCTACCTTTAAGTCCTTAACATCTTCGTTATGTTCTTTAACTTTAGCCTCAAGACCTTTCTTTACAGTAGGAGATACATTTTTAGGCTCTTTACGACCTTCTAGCTTCTTTGTAAGCTCTAGTATCACATCTTTCATTCCCTGCTGTCCTAAGTTTCCTATTACACCCCATTTAATCTGTGCAACAACACCTGCTACATTGCTGAGGTTTGGCTCTACATCTCCTTTGAACTTTTGCCCATCTCTAAAATGTCTTTTTGCCCAACTCTCTCTTTCTTTTATCCACTCTCTTATAGCTTCAGTATCTTGACCATCTCTTGCTCTACCCCAAAGCATAAAAGCCTCATTACCTCTAATGTTGCCTCCTGCCTTCCATATCTTTGGCTGTTGCTCTTTTAGGTTTTTAGCAAACTCATAACTGAACTGCTTTTCCTCGCTGTTACGCAAAGAAATCTTTTTGTCATCACCTTTCTTTGGAAAATTTGTTGCCATTAGTAAAAAATTATTCCGTTCATTTTTTTAGCTACATCTCCATCGTAAGGCATAGAGCTATCTCCATCTTTTCCGTACAATGGATAAGAATTTGTTTGGTCTTCATGTGTAATATAAGCAATCATATCATCACTAAGAACTTGTGCCTTTCTAAAAGTGTCAGACTTCATTTGATTGAACTGCTCTACATTTGCAGGACTGCTAAACTCAGAAACATTAACAACTAAACCTGCTGAGGTTGTGTTGTACTGTATTTCGTTCATAGCCTCAAATCTAACATACCAACATAAAGCATCTTTAAGATAATGTGTTAGTAGGTCAGAGTTGGCAGTAGTAAGAGTTCCTGATGAATCGTTTTGAGTTTTAAGTTCCTCATACATATCTAAACCTAACATTGGTTTGATGTGAGCAAGTTCAGCTATCGTAATAAGTTCATCACTAATCAAAGATAAATCAGTCGCTTGATTTGTAAAGGACTTGGATATAACCTCTGATGCTGTTACTAAATTATCATATTGTCTTACATTTGCCATATTACCCTTGTGTTTCGCTTCGTTCTACTCTTATTGTTTGTCTGTCAGATATTAGTAGTTCTCCATCAGGAATGTTTGGTAAATCCTTGTTAAGCATTAACCTCTGCTCATTGATAGTAAGAACTTGTTTTGGGTCTAAGTCTGATAAGAAAGAGATTGGTGGTTCATAAACTACCTGTAAATCTTGTGTATCAAACCCTAACTCTCTATTTAATACCTTTTTAATAGGTGCAAGAAGAATGTTAGTAGTATCTTTAATTACTGTACTCATTGCTAATTCATAAGCAATTCTAATCTCGCTTCCTGTGTTGTTCATCTTACCTGATGAAACAATACCACTCAAGGCAGGTTGCCATCTGTGAGCAGTAATAATGTTTTGGTCGGTGAGTTTCTGTAAATCTAAGAAATCACCATCTTCTTTGTTATTAATGATTTGAACATCAGTTCCACTACTGTCATCACCATTCTTAACTAAGAATAATATCTTTGAGTTGTTTCCACTACCTGTTAAGGTATCTTTAGCAGCTTCAACAAACTTCTCTGCTTCTGATTCACCAAAATCTCCGTTAACAGTAACGATAGCTGATGGACTGAAGCCATTTTTAAATGCTGTATGGTTATATTTTCCTATTTCGTAGTCAATCGCTATATGCTCAAGTGATGCTACATAGTCAGGTAAACCATAAAAACTAAATGTACTTTCGTAATCCTTGTAATGTATAATAAATCTACTAGATGATATTCTAGGATATACAGGAATTACTTGCTTTTTTTCAGGATGTTTTTTGTAATTAGTCCAATCAGGATGAAAACAAACTGATTGCTTGTTCTTACTAACTCTTGCTGTTGAAGCATCTTTATGATAGAAGTTGATACCACCATCATAAACAACACCCTCTAGGTAAGCATTACCATAAGTAAAGTAATCATCAGCTAGTTTCTTAAACACATCCTTCAAACTTTCTCCATCAGCATTTACATCTTCAATGTAATTCTTTAGAGATTCACTTGTAGTAAAAAATCCACTACCTGTTGTAAATGTGGTTTTTTGTGCTAATACAGACCTATGCGTAGATGAGTTTCTTTTTAGTTCTGCTAAATACTGAGGAAATAGATTGTCCTTTCCAAAAGGAATATAAGGCTCTCTTAACCTGTCTAAATCCTTAACCTCTGTGTTTATTTCAGGAGTTGATAGATTTACAAAAGCATACTTAGTTCCGAAACTACTCTTTATCTGTGGAGTTGTTTTCTTTTGCTTTTGATTTCTTTTTCTTTGGTTTTGCATCTTCTTCTTTTGTTACAAGGTCGCTTCCCATTTCGTAAACTAACTTCATTTGTTCTTGAGTAGCTTTTGACCAATCAACAAGAAGTCCACCTTTACCAAATCTAGTAACACCTTTTTTAAGTCTTGCTTTATACATAATGCTAATATAATAAAAAGGAGGGGAATGACAAATAGTATGTCAAACCCAATCCTTTTCAGTTAATTATTAAGATATTGTAACTGTACCTGCTGAACTATCAGGAGTAAATGTACCTGAAAATGCTCTAGGCATTTCGTGAGCTACACAAGTGATTGTTACAGTAACACCATGCTCATCACCTAGTGCTGCACCTGTTCCACCTTCGATAGATGAAAGTCTGCAAACTACTTGCTGATTAGCATAATCATCTTCTAAAGCAAATGCTGAATGATAGCCAACGCAGTAAGCCTGACCACTATGGTCTTTTACAAACACAGCTAAATTAGTGTCTTTCATGCTTTCTAAAGCTCTCATGTGAGCAGAACTCATGTTAGGAACATAGAAAGATACTGTATGTTCAAAAGCGATAGTGCCACCTTCTTTCGTTCCTGCTGTTGTCAAAGAACCTGTACCTAATTTTAGGTCAAATAACTTTGCATCAGAAATTCCTGCAACAGCACTTATTGCGTGGTCATCTGAATCATCAAAAGTAACTGCTGATGCATCTGCCCAAGTAGTAATTGCAACATACTGCAAACCACCTCTTATTTCCATATCGGTGTTGTTAACACCTAATGCTTCTATTGCCATTTTATTATTATTTTATAAGTTAAAAATTAGGGGGAGTATTTCATCCCCCTTAATTTAATTCAATTATTAGTAACCTGAAGTTTCCATTGTGTTAGGAGTGTAGAACACAGCTAACTTAGCATCTTTCAATGCACAACCAACAGAATAAGCTACTCTGAAACGATACTCTTTGTTATCGTTAGAGTACCATTGCTCAACTGAATTTGAAGCAAAGTCAGTAGCAACAACGAAAGCATCTTTTGTTGTTAATACAGCTCTGTGAGTTTCATTAACACTTGTACAACCATTGATTGCAGTAGCATTGTCTGCTGATGCAGCAATAGCAATATCCCAATCTCTACGCACAACAACAGGAATACCTCTGTACATTAGTTGTGGCATACCATTAACTAAAGTTCCGTAACCACCTGCTGCATAACCTGTTCCTTCTAAAGTAACTAAGTAGTCATCAGCAATATCTCCTGATACGAAGAATACGTGATTTCCTGCACCTAATAACTCAGGAGAAGCAGTATCGTATAAACCTTGTAAGATTTTAACACCATTACCTACTACTAAAGCAACATTGTCAGCTTGTGTAGATAAGCCTGAGTATGTTCTTGCAATTTGAGTAGCACCTGCATTACGCATAGCTTCAAAGATACCATCATAGATACCGAAATTAGCATCAGGAGTTGATGAATCTAAAGTTGATAACCATAGCTGACGATTGAAGTCAGACTGTACACCTTGTCCGATTAAGTCAAGAAGAATATTCTTAACAACAGAACCATCAACATTATCAAACTCGTGTCCACCACGCATTAATTGACCTTTCATTTTATTGAAAAGCTCGTTTGCTCTAAACTCAATCTCAGCTTCTACTCGAGAAGGAGTGATTGTAATTGTAGCACCTTTATCTCCCGTACTTTCAGCAGAGAAAGCATCGTTTGTGAAAGCCTTTGTAATCTTTCCTAATTGATTGAACTTGTCAATCACAGTAGTACCTTTAATGTTAGGTAATACTTCCATATATTGCATATAATCCTGACCCATAAAGATAGGTTGGATGATTGCTCTGTTTACATCATACTGCTCAACAGTTGGTAAACTTGTTAATTGTAAAGCCATATTATATTATTTATTAATTATTTTAAAATTGATTTAGCAAAAGCATCCCAAGCGTTAACTACAACATCACTTTCGTTGATTGCAGGGTCGCTTTCTACTTCTACATTAGTTTCAGTAGCTTCTAATTTAGCTAGTTTAGCTTCCATATCAGCAACCTTGTTAGTTAAGTCAGCAATAGTGCCTTCTTTCTCACCAACAAGACCTGCTAATTCTTCTTTTTCTTCACGTAAAGAGTTAGCGTTTTCTTC